TGGTACAGGGTTATCTTTTCCAGGTACTTATGAAATATTAACACCTAAAACTAGTACAGGATATACAACACAAAGTCCTAAAACTAGCACAGGTTATACAATTAAAACACCTGCATAATTATATTTGACTTAAAACTAAATAAACAATATAAATACAAAATAATTAGGAGACAAAATTTATGGCATCAAGTTATTCCTCAGATTTAAAACTAGAGTTAATGGCGACTGGTGAAAACGCTGGTACATGGGGCACAAAAACAAACAATAACTTAAACCTTGTTCAACAAGGGGTTGCAGGTTATCAGGAAATAGATGTAGCATCTGGAGATGTCACTCTTGTTATGACTGACGGAACAATTTCAAATGCAAGAAATATGACCTTAAAGTTTACTGGAACTTTAGCTGCAAACAGAACAGTAAATTTTCCAGCAAGTATAGAAAAAATTTTTAACGTAATAGATGGAACTAATCACGCAGGATATACTTTAACTTTTAAAGTTACAAGTGCTTCTGGTTTTTTACTATGTGAAGGTAATAATTACATTTGCCACTCAGACGGAACTAACATGATTAAAGATCATGAAACTAGAAATTGGAGAACTATAACTGCAGCAGAAACAGTTCAAGCAGGCGCTCAACTTTTTGTAGATACAAATGGCGGAGCAGTTACAGTTACGCTTCCAGCTTCACCGGCTGAAGGTGATACAGTAAATTTTGTAGATTCAAGATATACTTTTGACAGTAATGCATTGACTGTTGGTAGAAACAGTTCTAAAATAGCAAACACAAGCGCTGACTTAGTAGTTAATACTGAGGGTGCAGCATTTGGATTAGTTTACTCTGGTTCAAACGTAGGATGGACATACACGGAGAAATAATATGGCAAATTACGAAGCAACTAAATATAATTTTAATGGATCAGACCTTACGGGTATTGAGGGAATCCCTACAGCAACTATTGTACCGTGGTCTACAGCATCAGCGCCAACAGGTTTTTTAGAGTGTAATGGTGCAGCAGTTTCAAGATCAACTTACTCTGCATTGTTTGCGGTAGTAGGCACAACTTATGGAACTGGAGACGGTTCATCGACTTTCAATTTACCTAATTTATCAGATAACGTGGCAATGGGTAAATCTGGAACTAAGGCTGTAGCATCAACTGGTGGAGCAAATACAGTATCTTCAACTGGAAACATTGCGGGTTCAACGGCGAACGCATCTTTATCAACAGCACAACTTGCTAGTCACTCACACGGAATTTCTGTACAAGCACCTTCAGGTGTACCAAACGGAACCCTTCTTCCTTATACTTTTGTTGTAGGATATGCAGCAAACGCGGTTACAAACAGTGTAGGATCTGGAACTGGTCACTCTCATAATATGAGTGCAAACTTCAGCGGTGATGCGACTTCGGTAATACAACCATATTTAACAGTAATGTACGTAATTAAAACTTAGGAGAAAAAATGGCAACTAACGCAAATTGGACAGTGATATTTGATGATAAAATGATTATCAAACAAACAGGTGACTCTGCTCAAACAGGTTATGTAATTGATGATGATGTTTTTTGGAATCAATCTAAATTTTCTAATATTTGGGCTATTCAACACGGTACTTCTAATTCTTCTGATGAAGTAGAGTACAGAGATAATACTCCTCACTCTGCTTATGATTCTTCTATATTAGGTGATATTTCAGATTTTATTAGTAGATGGGATTCTGCTCATTTGAGCAGATTGCAATCTGACTGGGATGCTGATTCTAGAGAAGAATCAGAAAAAGGTGCTAGACCAACTTCTTATTCTAGTTAAGATTAATAAAATTAGCTAAACAATATCTTGTTCCACCTCCTTCATTAAATTGAAGTGATGCATGGTGTATTGTTGAATCAAATATAATTGCTCTATTTTCTTTAAATCCAATGTGACTGTTTAAATAATATGTATCATTTATTTTATCATAAAAACCTGTACCGCTATTAAGTAAAGGATTACCTTGTAAATATATTAAACAATTACATTCACTTAAATCTCTATGAGGAGTAGCTTCTTTATGTTTTGTGCTTAAAAAATAATGTGAGTTAATACTAGAACAACTTAAATTAAATTTTTCTTTTAAAATTTTTTTAGTTTCTAAAACAGCAGGATGATCTTGTGTAAGATTAACGTTAAAATATATTTTTTGATTAACAGAATTATTTTTTTCAGTAAATCTATTGGTAAATTTTTGATATTTTAAATCTATTTTAATTTTATTTAACATTTTTTTAGTAAAAAAATTATCTTGAACAATTATTCTATTTTTTACATTATTCATAAAACAGTAGGTATATCGGTTAAATTAAAAGCATAACATATTCTTTTTTCAAAACGTTTTTCTGGTAAGACATAATGAAGTAGGTTAAATGGAAAAACTAAATAATCAAAAAGTTTTGGTTTTATTTCAAAAGTATTATTGTCTCTGGCAAAGTGAATATTATTATTGGTGTTAGAAAGATATAAGACACCCGCATGTGTAATATGATTATCTGCATGAGAATGAGGTGTATTATATGATTCACTATCTAAAACATTTAACCAAGAATATTTTATTTTTAAGTTATGTACGTTTCCTAAATATTTATTTATAAAATCATCTAATTCTTTTTTACCATCAAAATTATTGTGATATTGAAAACCCTTTATACAAGAAATTTTATTTTCTGGTTTATAATTTTCTTCTACAAATTTTAAAATTTTTTTATGTATATTTATTGGAATAGGTATTTTTCCATGAGTTATAGGAACTGCAAATAAATTATAGTTATTAATCATCTTAACATCATCCAAGAAGTTAAAATATATTTTTCACCTGATAAAGGTGGATTACCTCTGTGTACATATGGAAAACTTGCAGGCCAAATAACTATTCTACCTGTTTTAGGTTTAACTCTTTTTGAAAAGTGTAAGAATTCAGTTTCTCCACCTTCTTCTACATCATTTAAATATACAGAATAAACTAAAGCTCTTGCTTCATTGTGATAACCTTTTTGATGTTCGATATGCCAAACGTGGTAACCTTCTGTAGGTAAGGTTTTTTGTATTTTTAAAACCGTGTAATGAAATTCATTTGTATCAAAAGCATGTCCTGCTCCTGTACTTTCAATATAATGTTTTACTGCCATATCGAAATTAACTATTAAAGATCTTAATTCTGAATGCCAAATATCTATATTATTTGGGTTAGCAAAAAATTGTTGATCTTGTTTATTTAATATAGATGAATCTTCAAAAGCACGTCTGTTTATAGTTTTATTAAATTTATCTTGGTCATCAAATATTTTAATTGCTTTTTTACATTCTTCTTCTGTAATATAACCATCATAAACTCCAATAAAATTATTTATATTAACTGTTTTTTCTTTCATTTTTCTCCTTTAATTTTAAACAAATTATCATAAGCATGTTGTGTGTAAGGACCGTTTTTATCTACATAATGTAAAAATACTTGAGCCATACCTTCTCCTTTATATATACCTGGTCGCCAATGTTTTTGGTCACACCCTGCATACAAAACTGCATCACCTTCTTCTAACTTAAAAGATGTTCCTTCAATTACAATAGGCCAATCATCATATTTTTTAATACAAGCAGTTACACTAATTTCACAAGCAGGTCTATCAATATGTTTTTTTAATCTAGCTCCAAATACATAATATCTCCAATAGGCATAAGTAGGAAACAATTTTAAATTAGATTTTTTTTCAACTAAAGTTAATTTAGTATTTAAAAAAGCATTCATTAAAGAATCATCATACCATGCTGGAGAAAAAGATTGACCGTCTAATTTATAGTCTTTATTTAAATCTAACTTGTTGTAACAATATTTTTCAAGAACACTAAGTTCTTTTTTTACAAAAAAGTTTTTTATTAGTTTATAATCTACTGCAGCCATGCAACTATACTATACCTTGTTCCTTTTATAATAGGTTGAATACTGTGAGGATACATAAAATTACTTGGAAAAAACACAATAGAACCTTTACTAAGTTTTAATCTTTTAATTTCTTTCTCCTTTTGATCCATAAAAACTAAGTCCCCTCCTTCATAGTCATTATTTAAGTTAATAATCACACTTAAATGTCTAGGTGTTGTAGAATAGTGATCCGTATGTAATTTGTATTTTCCACCTTCTTTATATTTTAAAAGATCTATTTGATTTATTTTATTACTACTCATTTTAGGAAATTTTATTTTATAGTGAATATAATGTCTTTCTATTTCTTGTTTTATATAATTCCAATAAAATAAGTCTGTGGGTGTATTAAAACTTAAATGATGGCCTTTTACATTTCTTGTGTTTTTATCTAATCCCTCTAGGACCTCTAAATTTTTATTTGCTTTCTTAGTTATTAAAGGTATTATTTTATCTATAAAATCTAGATTAATTATATTATCCAATTTAACAATTGCTTCTAAATGGTCCATAATTATGATACTTTCATTCTCTATATATTTGATATATAACAAAAAATAGAATATTTCAAAGGTTTTATATGTTACAAAAATTAGGATTTTTACCGGGTTTCAATAAACAGGTTACATCTACAGGAGCTGAGTCACAGTGGACCGGCGGTGAAAATGTACGTTTTAGATATGGCACACCTGAAAAAATAGGTGGTTGGTCTCAATTAGGAGACAAAAAATTAACGGGTGCAGCAAGAGGTTTGCACCACATGGTCAATAAAACAGGTATTAAATTTTCTGTTATAGGAACTAACAGAATTTTATATGTATATTCTGGAGGGGTGTATTATGATATACATCCTTTAACTAATCCATCGGGAACAGCTATTACTAATGCATTTAGCACAACTAATGGATCACCTATAGTAACACTTACATTTTCTAGTGCACATAATTTTCAAGAAGGAGATATCATTTTGTTTGGAGATGCTTCTACATTTAGCACTATTACAAATTCTAATTTTGGTTCAGCAGATTTTGCCGATAAAAAATTTATGGTAACTAGTGCACCATCAACTACTACTCTTACAATTACAATGCCATCAAATGAAACTGGATCAGGTGCAACTACTTCAGGTGGTATAACTTATTTTCAATATTACCACGTAGGACCTGCTGATCAAATTGGAGTTTTTGGTTATGGTATATCTCAATGGGGTGGAACTGTTTCAGCTCCACAAACTACAACATTAAATGGATCACTAAGTGCTAATGCGTTTGGTACTGGTGGATCTGGAACAAATATTACCTTAACAAGCACTACAGGGTTTCCAACTACCGGCACAAATTTTATTCGAGTTGGAACAGAAGACATTTCTTACACAGGTGTAGCAGGAAATAATTTAACTGGTATTACTAGAAATGTTAAAGGAACTACAAACGCTTCTCATTCTAGTTCGGACACAGTTACAAACATCAGCAGTTATTCGGGATGGGGTCAAGCAGCTGCTACTACTGATTCTGTTGCAGAACCTGGACTATGGTCCTTGGATAATTTAGGAAGTACACTTATTGCTTTAATATTTAATGGTGAATGTTTTGAATGGAATTCAGATTTAAATAATGCTGTAGATACAAGAGCAACTATTATATCTGGTGCACCAACAGCGTCACGTGATATGTTAGTGTCAACTCCTGATCGTCACTTGGTTTTTTTTGGAACAGAAACAACTATAGGAGATAAATCTACACAAGACGATATGTTTATAAGATTTTCTTCTCAAGAAAATATTAATGATTATGCACCTACAGCTGAAAATAGTGCTGGTACACAAAGACTGGCTGCCGGATCACGGATCATTGGAGCGAAGCTTGGTAGAAATGCTATTTATATTTGGTCTGACACTTCTTTATTTACTATGAGATTTGTTGGAACTCCATTTACTTTTGCTTTTGAACAGGTTGGTAATAACTGTGGATTGATTGGTAAAAATGCAGCTGTTGAAGTTGATGGTGCTGCATACTGGATGTCTGATAATGGTTTTTTTAGGTACACAGGTAAACTAGAATCGATGGACTGTTTAGTTGAAGACTATGTTTATGATAATCTTAACACAACATCTAATCAATTTGTATACGCTGGAATTAATAACTTGTTTGGAGAAGTCACATGGTTTTATCCAGAAGCTACTTCTAATGTAAACACTCAATCCGTCACATATAGTTATCTAGACTCTACAGCTAAAAGACCTATATGGTTTGTTAATGCAAGTCCTTTATTTATTAGAACTACATGGCAAGATTCTGCTGTGTTTGGTTTACCACACGCAACTCAATACGATGCAGATACAGATACTTCTTTTGACGTAACAGGAAACACGGAAGGTGTTTCATATTACTATGAACATGAAACAGGGGTCAATCAAGTAAGGTCAGGAGTTACCACAGCTATTCCAGCTAATATTACTTCTGGAGATTATGATATTACACAAAAAGTTGTAAGAGGAGCTGCAACTAATTTAGGTGACTTGAGAGGTGATGGTGAAAACATTATGAGAGTTAGCAGAATTATACCTGATTTTATAGCTCAAGAAGGAGAAGCTATTATACAATTAGATTTAAGAAATTATTCTAATGATGCAGCAGCTAGCTCATCACTAGGACCTTTTACGGTAACAACAAGCACAGACAAAGTTGATACACGAGCTAGAGCAAGAGCTATTGCACTAACTATATCTAATACTGCTGTTGATACAAGTTGGAAACTAGGTACATTTAGATTAGATATACATGCTGGAGGAAGACGATAATGGCTAAAATAGTACAAACATTAACAAGAGCAAGTTCAGAGTATGAAGAAGATGTAGCACAGTCTTTAGTTAGAGATTTAGATGCTGTTCTTGAAAAACTTAACACTACGTTTCAAGAAGAATTAAAACAGGAGATAGAAGCTAGAAGTTTCTTTTTAGATTAATGGCAGTAGTAAACCAATATAAATTTGTAGGTATAGATAATAGCACAAGTGGTGCCGCACTTACACCATTAGGTTCTGGTATTCCTGCAATCAATGAAACTGTAGTTATTAAATCAATATTAGTTACATCTGCTGGTACGCCTACAGTTACAATTACAAACAATAGTGTTACAGCTATTAAATCAGCAGCATTAACAGCAAATGTTACAACAGAATTATTAACCCAACCGCTAATAGTAGAAGGTGGTAAATCTTTTACAGTACAATCAAGCACTGCAGACTCGTTTGATGTAGCTATTAGCTACCTAAACATTAAGAAAGAGGTAACAACATAATGAAAGTGTATAACGCTAAAGTAGAAGAAACTTACAGACACAAGGAAACAGGGGAGGTTTTTAAAACAAGAAAAGACTGGGAAACTAAAGGGTACAAAGCAGAAGAAATGGCACAAGACGTAAAAGTTATTATGCCACCTCTTGATTTGTTCTCAAAAACAAAGTAAAAGGGAGTATTATGGAAGAAAAAATTTCAATGAACGAATCTATACAAGCTGGAGCACCTGACATTAAATATAGTCGAGGTGATATTAGAATGGGTGGTGGCGAAGATCAACAAGGCAAAGAAATTGCGGCAGAAATATGGTCACAAATGGAACCAGAACAAAAAGTTCAGTTTGCTAGCTTTGAAGCTTTTTTTCAAAGTGGTATCTGGAAACAAATTTTACAACAGTTGCAACAAGATCAATCAGGAATTCAATCTCAAGCTCCACAAATGAGCATGAGTGAAAACGTTAACGTGGCAGAGCAGATGCCTGGTGGCGGAATAGCTGATGTTGATGTCAGAGAAAAAGTTGCAATGGCAGCCAACGGCGGTTTGATGGGTCTCTATAACAGAGGAATGTAATCATGGCTGGACCAGCAGGGGGAGCATCGGCAGGTGGAAATTACGGCGGCAATGTAAACGCTGATCAAGGTTATGGTGGAAAAGATTACAGAAATCAAAGTTACGCTACACAAGAATCAGTAAATAGAGCAGACGCTAGAGCAACACAAAGAGCACTTGAAGCACAACAAAGACAAGCAGAAATAGCGGCAGATAAACTAGCAGAAGAACAAAGAATAAAAGCTTTAGGTACTACCGGACCTCTTAAAATTAATTATAAACCATCTTATTTTAAAAATTTAAGAAACAAATCTATACAAAAAGCTTTAGACAGAAATAAAGTTTTAGCTATGAGAAACCTAAATCTTATGCCAAAAGGTTTACCTGGATTGTACGGTAATTTAATAAGTGGACTAACAGGTAAAATACCTGATTGGGCTAAAGATCTGACACAAGAAGAGTTAATGGGTATTGCTACAAGTGGTCCTTATTTATCACAACAGAAAAGCAAATACGATGCTAGTAAGTTTGGTAAAGGTGAAAATTTATTAGGTAGAGTTACAGAGGGACAGTCTATACTTAATACAGGAAACTTTCCTCAATCAGAATACAACCGTTTATTTCCTAGTAATATTCCACCACCTAGCGAAAATGATGGTTCTCAAATACTTCCATACCCTTACAACGTACAACAATTTGATGATAATGATGAGGTTGCAGACGAAACAACATTCGATTACAGATTTGGTAACCCTAATGAAAACCAAGCATTAGATGTAACAAGAGGTTCATATATATTTAATCAAGGTGGCAGAGTACCAAGAGCCTTTGGTGGTATCATGGATACAGCTACAGGAAGAAAAGCTTACGGTCTAGGTAGTATATTTAAAAGTGTAGCTAAAGCTGCAAAGAAAGTTTTAAGTAGTGATGTTGGTAAACTAGCTATTATGGGAGCTGGTATATATTATGGTGGTGGTGGAAGAATGCCTTTTACAGAAGCATTTAAATCAAAAGGTTTTGGTGGTTTTGGTGTGGATAAATTTTTTAGTAAAGCAAACCCTCTTTTATTTACTGAAGGTAAATTTAACCCTATGAAAATGGCTGGTTTAATTACTGCAGGTGGAGCTTTAGCAGGACCTGCTAAAGTAGATACTTTACCTGATAGCGGAACTAGAGGTGGACATTTAATTGATCCACTAACAGGAAAAGAAGGAACAATGGCTAGTATGAGAGAAAATATAGAACTTGCTAAACTAGAAGCAGGTGATGATCCTGTTAAACTAGCTGCAATAGATCAAAAATATAACAATATGTTAAACTTAGGTTTACCAGATAACTTACCTTATCCAAACTATGGTGTGTATGCCAATGGTGGAAGAATAAGAGCTGAAGAAGGAGGTCTCATGGACCTTGGTGGTATGGAAAAAGATTATAGAGCTGAAGGTGGATTTGTACCAATCGGTAAAGCAGAAAAAGCTGACGACGTACCTGCAAGACTAAGTGTAAATGAATTTGTATTTACAGCGGACGCTGTAAGAAATGCTGGCGGTGGCGACATAGATAAAGGTGCAGAAGTCATGGAAAATATGATGAAAAATTTAGAAAATGGTGGTAGAGTATCCGAGGAATCACAAGGAAAAGGAAACACTGGCGCTCAAGAAATGTTTAGTGTATCAGAGAGAATAGGAGAAGTAATTTAATGGCAATAACAGAAACACGTAGTTTACCCCCACAGTTTGTAGAAGATCTAGGTAGAGATTATGCAACGCAGTTAACTGGTTTAACTAGTCAGCCGTTAGATACAACAAAATTCCAACCAATGGTTGCTGGTCAAGACCAGGCAACTAAAGATGCATACACATTAGCTACAACACAAGGTCAAGGTATAGGAGCATACGCACCATACTTACAAGCAGCAGGACAATTTCAAACAGGCACAGGAACGTTTGCAGGTACACCTACAAACATGATGGGTGCACAAGATTTAGTAGGACCAGATGCATACAAACAATTTATGTCTCCGTATCAACAAGATGTAATTGATGCAACATTATCAGAATACGACAAACAAGCTCAAGCAGGTATAACTAACATTGGATTAAACGCAGCACAGTCTGGAAATTTAGGTGGTGGTAGAGAAGGTGTTATGAGAGCACAGTATCAAAATCAATCAGATATGAATAGAGCTATGTTAAATGCTAAACTATTACAAGAAGGTTTTGGTCAAGCACAAGGTGCAGCCAATACAGCATTTACACAAACACAACAACTAGGAGCTGATCAACAAAGAATGGCTCAACTAGTTCCAGGTTTACAAGGTGGAGATATTTCAACGTTGGGTCAAGCTGGGCGCGACCAACAATTATATCAACAATCTATTCTTGATCAACAAAGAGAAGCTAACAGACTTGCAGCTTACGAACCATACGAAAGACTTGGTTACATGGGTGCTGGTATGGGTAACGTTATGGGTGGTGCTATGGGTCAATACACTTCACAAGTTACACCTAATCAATCGCCGTTGCAGCAGGCGTTAGGAATAGCTTCATTAGGACTAGGAGCATACAAAGCTTTTAAACCAAACACAGGGTAATCATGTTTAATAGAACTTTAAATAGACCGATGTTTAGACGTGGCGGTAGAGCCGGCGGTGGCATCATGACTGGTGTTCAAAGACCTGGTTACGCTGATGATGATAATCAATTAGTAGAAAAATCTGACATGGAAAAAGTACAAGGCAACATGGAAAGTTTTAACAAAGCTTTTCCATCATATCCTTATGCTGCTTCTGATTTTTTCATGAACCTTGGATCAAATATTTTAGCACAACCTGGTGGACAACCAATATTTCAAACAATAGGTACAGCTGCAGGTCCTGCATTACAAAATTTACAAAAAACTAGAATGACTAACACGCAAGGTCAAAGAGAACTTGCATTACAATTTTGGAAAAGTATGGACGATGATGAAAAAGATGCATTAATAAACAGAGCTGAACAAATGGTTGAAGCTGGTAGATTTAAAACAGTTGAAGAAGCATTACAAGTATTAGTTCCAACGTATAGAAAAGATGCTAGTCCAGAAGAAATTAAGAGAAAAGAACAGTTAGACGCAGAAAAATTAACTATAAGTAGAGTTGATGATCTGGTTAAAATATATGAAATAGGT